GCTGTCGCGAAATTATAATAATCCTTGGTTTGATGCCGCTGGGTCTGCAGTTAGTCTGTTGGATGGTACGGCTCGACGTCCGGCACAGGGATCAGGCTAGCGGAGGAGTTGGTAAGTGAACGAACAGCAGGAAGAATGGCAGGTTCGGCGCCGCAGTGATGGCAAACTGCTCACGTGGGATGGCTGGGGCGGCTTCCACTGGGATAATTCGGGTGGCATTTTCCCAAGTAAGGGATCAGCCGAGAAATGGCCGGGATTCAAGCCGGATGAGCATGAGGCTGTTCGTAGCGGAGACGTGTTGTGACCAACGAGATCTGGCAAAAGCGCCGTCAACAGCTCGAGAAAGATGCGCGCGAAGCCATCTCGAAGCTGTTCGAGCATATGGGGGATCCCGCCAGCGCTCAATTGCAGTTGGACAAGAAACTGTGGGTGAGGATCGAGCTCACCCCCGATCTGGCTACGGCGTGAGATCGATGCCGTCTATTATTTTGTTGCAGCGATTTTGTTGATGACATCCGTCTTGGCAGCTGAGCCCGCAGAGCTTCCATAGAAGAAACTGACGATCGACGCCCAGGCCGTTCCCAGCGAACCGACCATGACGAGCATCACATCCCCTCCCGTAGTGGGTTTGCCGTAGACGATCAGGTAACCCAATGTGGCGAAGAATCCGAACGTGATCAGATACGCCAGATACCGCGGCGTCGAGTCGTGGGTCGAGATCTGCATCCCCCGAGCGTTGGCAATGTCATCGAAGGTGAGTTTCTCCTCGCTGATTCGCAGGGTCTCCATCTGCGCCTTGAAGGCCTGGTCAGCCTCCTGGAGCTTGAGGAGTACAGTCGGATCGCCTGAGGCAATCGCCGCCTCCTGGGCCTTCGGATCGCTCGTGCCGAGGGCTTTGGCGAGCAAGGTGCCGGCCAGGCCTCCGAAGGGTCCGCCGAGTGCGGTACCTAGCAAAGGGGCTACCGTGCCGATAACTTGCTTGGCAGTACTTCCGAAACTCATGTGGCACCTGTGAGCAGCAGTTGAGCGAGTGCCGCATAGCGGCCGGCGAGTTCGGGATTGGAGACCTTGCACTCTGTGGCCGCATCTGCCCAGTCACCTCGAGCAAGCGCTGCGATCATTCGAGGGAAATGAAGCAAACCCGCAGTACCGTTGTTGAATGCGATGTCGAGGCATACCGATTGTCGGACAGGGTCAAGACCGCTGTACCAGGGATAGGTGAGCAGCGTGTTATGGCGTTCCGCTGCCTGAGCGTTAAGAAGGGCCGCTGCGGCGAACGCACTGATGCCAGCGTCCACATTGAAACCGTACCCGATAGTGAGATGCCCTTGGGTGTCGGTGTACTTGGTGGCACGAAAGCCCTCCTCTGTTTTCAGCCGCGGCAATGCGAGATCGAAGGCGTTCATGATGGATTCGCCTTCTCATCCGCTCGCCCCTTCAAAATTCCCTTCGCCTCGCCTGTCGCTTCACCCAATAAGCCGGCCAATTTCTCTGCCTTCGCGGCCAGCCCGTTGGTACTCTCGTGCAACTTCACCAGCGCGACATCTTGCTTCTCGAGATGGTTCTGCATCACCTGCGCATTGCGGGCGCGATCCTCCCGGCTCTCCTGCGCATCCCGACGTGACTTGGCAATGATCACGTAAGCGGTACTGACATTCGCAATGATCACCGCCACCCCCGTGAGGATAGCGATGATTTCTCCGGGGGAGACATTCACGAATCAAACCTCCAGTTCTGCCGCTTCTTGCGCGGGATATCGAGCCTGCGCATCACGTCCTCCAGCTCGAAGTCGTGGACGCGCACATCCTCGTAATACACGGCGCTCTCCTTATTCATGCCATTCATGCGATTGTCCCCTGCATCCAGGCGTTCGCGCTTATAGTCCTTGTGTACTTCGAGCTTTGCTAGACCCACTTTCATGCCAACATACGCGCCCAATACCCCTCCACATAGACCGACAAAGAGGCTGACGGCTAGAATGAACCATTGTTGCATTACGCATCCGGCGAATCATTCGTAATTTGAGTTGCATCAGATAATCTGCTGAACATCCACAGTTTCGTTACCCACATTCGCCGATGGCCAGCTCACGCAGATGACGCCCGAATTGCTCGAGGCAATTGTGGCAGTTCCTCCGACTGCGTTGAATTCAGGCGTCAGGGTCAACACGCCATTCAGATTCGCAGCTCCTTGCACCAGCACGTTTGATGTCAAAAAAGATTTGGCTGACCCCGAAAAGTCATTGTCCTTTTCGAGATTGATCGTCGTGCCCTTGCGGTAACTACTGCTGCCCCCGGTGTTCAGATTGAGCGAGACCGAGACTTGCCAGATGTTGCAGAACTGGTATGGAAACAAGACAAAGTGACTCGCTCCCGAGACTTGGATCGCCCCGAACCAGTCCGTACAGCGGCGAATGACCATGGGCACGGTCTGCTGTGCATTGCACAATGTTTGAACCTTGTCTCCAATGCAATCAAAGGCTCGAAAGGCCGATGTGGTCAGTGAACTGCTGATGACCACGAGGGCAAACGAGGCATTGTTGTTGTACCACTCGCAATCGCGCAATTCGAGAATAGTGGCCGTAGCATTGCCCGCCAGAACACATGGAACCCCGTTACCCGGTAGGTTCTTGAAGGTCACGTTGTTCAGCGTCATCCGCTCATTCGCAATGCTGAAACCCAATGCGGTCGTAGACGGGTCCCACGCGCTGAAAGATCTCACCCCATCCACGATGCCATTGGAGAACTTCGACACGCATCCGGTTCCGGTACCGTTGGCGTAGAAGTATCCCGGTGAGTTGTTCACCCGGAAGTTTGAAACCTGAATGTCGCTGTTGGTTGACTGGTTCAGGATCGTGGGACTGGGCGAGGGAATCGTGCCGCCACCCGTCACGCCAAACTGGGTGTTGTAGATCCACTTGGCATCATTGATTTGCAAGCCGAATACAGTGGACCCAGTGCTCAATAGGATCGAATCGGCCTGGTTGAATTCAGAGTGAAAGCCATCGAACTGGATGTCTGTGCAAGTCGCCCCGAAGCTCACATCGAAGTGATTCAGGAAGTACAACGTGTTATGGATATGCACGTTGCCGGTGGCGCTGAAGTTAATGGCGATTTGCGCCTGCTCGATGATGACGTCGGAGCCAAGAATGTCGCCGCTGCCGTAAAAAGCCAGTCCGATTCCCGGTCCTGACATGAACAGATTGCTGAAATATCCGCCGGCCACCTGGTCAAAAACGATAGTCCCGTTGTTCGATCCGGAGGAAGGCCCTCCGAGGATGAACAGATCCGAGATGCTGACCGGCTGCCCTCCTCCGTCTACTGTGGGGACGCCAGAGATCAACCCCCAGCCCATCTGAAAGGTGGGTACGGTCGCGCTGCTGTTGGCGATGATGTAGGTGGCGCAGAAGGCCCCGCGGAAGCGCTGTCCCTTGCGTATGAACACTCTACCGTTGATGAGGTAGGTGCCTGGAGGCACATAGATGTCTTGCAGCTGATTCGGCGGCGGCGTGGGCAGCGCTGTATAAGACGCCGTCGCGAAGGTAGCTTGGTTGAATGCGGGAGTAGAATCGATCTGGCCGGTCGGATCCGCTCCATAGCGCAACACATTACCGGACGGATAGCTGTAATTACTCGGCGTCACCGCGGCGGCAATCTCCTCAGCGGTCCGTGCATATGAATCGATCGTTGAAAAGAAGTCAGAGCCCGGATTCGGCCCTCCGCGCCGCTGATGAATCGCTTCCAGAATGTCGCGTACGACGGCCATTGCTTATGAGAGCAAGTACGCCACAGTCACGGTGTTGCCAAAACCCTTATTCCCCGCGCCCGCCCAACCGCTCAATGATCCGGCTAGACCGAGTTGGATAGTTGTGCTCGCGATGATCAGAGCATAGGCGCCTGCAATATCCGCTCCGTTGTTTCTTGCTATCCCGAGGGGTACTACTTGAGCCAAACTAGTCGGCTGAATCGCGGCAGGCAGCCCCGTTATGCTGAAACTCGTAGAGTTACTAACCCCGAGATTCGCCCCAATGTTCAACAGGGCTAACTTGCCGATACGCGCCCATGTACAAGCGAAATTAGTGCCCGCAGTGAAGCCGACTCCCACTCCCGTGAATGTCCCATTGGCAATCGAATCGCCATTGAGTCCCGTCCAGCGGAACGAAGCGCTCCCCAGATTTAACGTATTGTCGACCGCGGGGAGGAAATCGGCCGTAGGCTTCCCTTGGCCGTCCCGCGTGACGCATAAACTGAGACCTGCGGCGTAGCCGTTCTCTTCAGTATCCATCCGGGATGCGGTAATGTTGATCCCGTTGATCTTGTCCTGGACCCAGTTAAAGACCCGGACGAAGTTGCCTGAACCGTCAAAGGCCATGGGATAACCCCGTTATGTTTAATTTCATCCTATTCTGTGTCATCTGCTTTTTCTGCGAAGACTTCATCCGGGCGTTAGTTCGATGCATTAACGGCTCCCGCAACTGAAGTTGGGAATCGACGCTGTAAGGCTTGCGCAAGCTGAGAGGCCATTTGTGGGCGCGCACCTTCTTGCCCCATGCCGCTCAACAAATATGCGCGCGACCCGCCGCGTACGAAAGGCAATGCGGCTCCTACTGTGCCGCCCAATATTCCCCCATATTCATGACCTTCTTTCGCCAAGAGAGCGGCTGCGTACAGATTCAGATGACTGACATTGCTACTGTTGGCCTGTAGATTTGCTTTGGGGTAGTTCGCAGCATGTTCGGCTGCTGTGAGTAGATTCCCGGAGAGTGGCTCACCGCGGCGCAATGCCGCCGCGAGCTTTTGCCCGCTGACGTTGCCGTTGGGATCCATTGCCTCTTCGATGGTCGAAGCTTTTGCGTAGGTCTGGCGCCCTTTTTTCAAGGCTTCGATCAATCCCGAGTAGGTTCCGGGGGCTGCAGCTTGGGGCTGCTCTCCGAACGATTCGGCAGCGCGTTCTCCGAAAGCACCCAATTGCTGCGGAGGCCCGGACTGCTGCACGACAGTCCGCATCGTGGGACGCACTCCTGCATCAACATAACGTCCTTTCGTGGGGTCAAATTCTAATGCCAGTTTGGACTGTGTCGGCGGCACGACCTGGTTAATAAGTTGACGCGCTCCCACATCGCCCTGTTGGGCATAGTCCATGTTGAGTGCGAATTGCTGCGGATCGGGCGGCTTCTCCAAGCTCTGCGCGCCCCGCTCGGTCTGCCGTTCAATGGCGGCTGAGACACCTTTGTAGGCGGCGCCCAGTTCACTCTGGCCTTGGCGGTAGGCATCACTGGCCTTCTCGCGCAACAGTTTGATGGCCGAGACCGCGGAATTTCCTGTGAAGGACGGTTGCCGATAGGTCTCGACGATCTTCTCGACATCGGGATTGGATGCGCCGGGGAAATCCGCATTGGCGCCCCGATTGGAGCTCAGCACGCTATCGAGGTCCTGCCCATATTGCGGATCAGCGGAAAATCGCGGGATGGAACGCGCAGCCTCAAATGCTTTGCCGGCTTCCGCCTTCACGGCGCCCACAGCATCAGGAGTCAAGGTTTCCGCAGTCAATCCTAGATCTTGCGCAGCTCCTGCATTGCGGGCCGTCTGATTGATCACCCTCGCCTGATTCTGTGTAGCTTCTTTGCCGCCGATCGTCTCCAGCGTCTTGTTGATCAGTGTTGGGTTTGTCGTGGAAGGTGGAACCACATAACCCTTGTCTTGAGCTTGTTTCAATCCGGCCGCCAATCGCTGCACCTGCAAGTCCTTGGGAGATACAAATTCCGCAGGCGCTTTCGCGCCCGGAACGGGAAAACTCGGCACCATCGCACCGCCCTCAATACCCAGCCCAAAACTGGCGACCTTTTCCGCCGTTGTCTGGGGGGTAGGGAGCGCGCTAGCGAGTGCCCGATTCGCGTATGCCGATGGAGTATTGCTGGGCCATGCATCAGCCGAGAATGGATTGACTTCCGACCACTTCGGAATGTGCGGATTCTGTGCGAAGTTGTATGCAGCGGTCATGGCGTCTGGCACCATGTTGACTGCTCCCACGACTCCATGTGCCAAGGCATTCGCGGAGAGTCCCAGGCCACGACCAATCTGATGGCCGATGGTGCCGGGGCCTTGATCTGGAGGCGCATTCAATTGCGCCAGCAATGCGGGATCGCTCACCGGTTGTGGCGCCCCATTCAGCTGAGCCAACAGAGCCGGATCAGTGACCTCGTTGGCCATTATTGCTCAAACCATTTGCCGTCCTGTTGGACGTAGGTTTTGCCACCGATCTGGCGAGTGATAGGCGCCGCAGTGGAGTTGGATTGGCCTTTCTCGATCTGTTGATTCTGCTGATCCAGCCAATGAGCAGTATGACCGGTCTCCCATTCATCCGGAGACTTGCCCGTTTTCCACTGGGCGAAGTCCTTCTGTTTGGCAATCTCCTGCTTGGCCTTGTTGTCCATATACTGCGCGACACGCTTGAACGCGGCCGGATCAGCCATCCCCAGATTGGGATTGTTGGTCATGAAGGTTTCCAGGTCGAAGTTGGTCCCTCGGCTGGTCATACTGTGAATGGTGTTGACTGCCAATGTCGCGGTCTGCTTCTGAGCGGCCTGCAAGGCGCCAATGTCCACACCTAGCCACTTCGAGACCGTCGCGGGATCAACTCCGGCAGCGATCATCATCGAACCGGTTTTCATCTTGGCATTGTTGGTCGCGGCGGGAGGTGCGTCCTTGGCGAGGCTCGTCAGTTCAGACAGAGATCGACGTACTTCCGTAGCGCCAGCGGCATTTTTGGACAGCTCGCTGGCATAGGATTGGCCAGCCTGGGCACCGGCCTTCTGGGACTCCAGCACCGCAGGACTCGCCGTCTGCCTGCCGGCTGAATTGCCGGAAACCTTCGGTCCACCTGTCGCCCCCGAAGCCACGGCCGGAGGCGTCGGGAATTCATAGACCTTGCGCCCGCTGGCATCCACGCCCGCCTCGAGCGGCGTCTGACTCACCTTGCCTGCGGTATCCGCCGCTGAACTGGCCGAGATTGCGCTTGATGCTCCGGGAGCCAACCCCTGACCAGTGAGGTTGCCCTTGGGATCATAGAAGTTCACTGCGCCTGTCGGAGCGGAGGGGTTTTGGCCAATCACAGCATTGGTCAGCGGATCGCGCTCGATCGCACCGGGTCGCTGCTCGATGGGCGCGATGTAGTTCGCCTTACCCACCGCCTGCTGCATGATCTGGCGTCGCAGACCCGGATCTTGGATGCCCGCGGCATTCAGCATCTTCTCCATATCCGTCGGTGCGTATTGCGCCATCAGCGCTTTGCCATATTCCTGCGGCCCGGCCATGGAGAGAACACCCTGAGCCTGCTGTCGGCTCATGCCGGGGATGATCATGGGATTCTGCGCGGGGGGCTGAGGCGGCAATAGACCCGCGGGAGGCGCGGGAGCCGGCCCCGGAGGCCCCTGTGAACCCGCTACGCCGTTGGGCGGCAGGAGCCCAGGAGTTGGCGGTGGGGAAGGAGGCGCCTGCGGCGCGGCGGGCGGCTGCCCTCCTCCCATCATCCCCTGGAAGTACTGCTGCTGCGCGCCCAGCGCTGAATTCTGGGCCTTGCCGGCCATGAGCGCAGAGGCCAGGGTCGCGACATTCGACAATGCCGATCGGTGCGGCACAATCCGCATCGAATTCCAGTCCTGCGGGTTCTGCGCGGACTGTTGCGTGTTTTGCATCAACGCCTGCGCCAGCATCTGCTTGCGCTGCAGGTCGATGTACGCCGGGTACTGCGACGGATCGAGGTAGGGGGGCTGGATGCCCGAGTCAGCCATTGACGCCTCCGGGCATCGGCATCTGGTTCATCTGTTGCGGCATGGCCTGACCGGGCAGTCCCGGCGCTCCCATGGCGGTAGGATTCGGCGGTGCACCCGGCTGAGGGGGTTGGCCTGGTTGTGGCGGCTGTCCTTGTTGGAGCGCGCGCATCAGCATGATCTTTTGCGCCAATTGCCCGGCTGCACCGACTGGCCCGGCTTGTGGCTGCATGCCACCTGCCTGAGGCTGCTGTTGGCCGCCCAACTGCGACGCCAGCATCTGGGCCATCATCTGCGGGTTCGCACTCATGAGATTGCTCCGTAATCGACCATTTTGGGTCCGCCGCGGCCGCCCAGGCTGAAGACCGCTTCGGGTCTTTCTTTCTCAACATCCTGAGCCATGACGCCCATCTGGGTGCGCGAATCACCCTTGTATTTGTAGGTGTAGACCGGCAGCCCGTCATCGGTCTTACCCACTTTGCGGATGTCTTCTTTTAGTCGTCGATCAGAGAAGAACATCGCAGCCAACATTGCAGCGGATGCCAGCGAGCTCTCGGTCTGATTCTGGCTCGCCGCTTGCGCATTGGCTGAATTCACAGCGCCCTGATAGTTCTGGTTGAACGCGCCCGAGATATCCGGCGTCTGCGCAGTGGCCTGTGCAGCTCCACCGTTGCCCGCCAGTGTTTCGTATTCGTTCAGCGGCGCGTTGCGCACGGTGATCTGGTTCTGCAATCCCTGTGTACCCAGTCCAAACAATCGGGATTGTTCGGCGCCTGCACCCGTAATCGCCTGAGTCCGGGCATCGGAGGTCTGCGCTTGTTGCTGTCGTCCGATGCGCGCCATCTCGTTGTTGTAGGCTGGCGAGCCGATGGTTGCGCCCATATTGGCCAACTGCGCCTGTTCCTGATCGGACTGCAGCTTTTGCTCAGGCTGCAAGTACTGCATCTGCTTCTTGTACAGCGCGTCCTGCGTGTTCTGCAGGTCCTGGGTCGTGGAAGGACCTCCGGGCATACCCGCCAGTCCGCTCGTGTCGATCGGCTTATTGAGGGCATCCTGGAACTGGGGGGCGAGGCTCGTATATTGGGTATAGGTCGGCGCACCTCCCGTGGGACTGGACATGTTGTTGCTGTAGTTCGTCGACGGCATGCCTTGAGTTCCGGTCGCTGACCCGGCTCCCAATCCATAGGGAATGCCGGAACTACCTCCGAAGGTCGAACCTGCGGGCACGCCCCCATACGTCATCCCCGGAGCGTGATTACCCGTATAGGCCGGCGGGGCATTCGTGACCCCAGCCCCGGGACCTGACGCGGACGGACCTATGAGTCCGCCGCTGACAGGCAGGCCCGAGCCGCCTTGACCGCCACCCGGGAACATCTGCGTCGACCCGGGGACTCCCGATCCCTGGCCTGGATAGGCTGCATTCCAGTAAGAACCCCCCATGGGATTGACGTTGTTGGTCCGGTTCAGCCCTGCATTGAACTGTGCCGTCCCGGTGGACAATCCATACTGGGCCGCCGCCTGGGTATACGGATCAACCGGCTGTGGCGTATTGGGAGAACTGCTCATTTCATCACCCACCGTTTCCAAGCCGGTTCATCGACAAACATCCGATAGACCAACACATCATCATTCGCCAGCGCTCGAACCATGGTGGATTCCAGCGTAAACCCCAGATGTTCAACGAAGCGCTTCACGGACGTGTTCTTTGCAGGAATCAGCGCATTGAATCGCTGCACCTTCAACTGCATGAACGGATAAAGGAAAATCATCCGCAGAAAAGGACGGGTGAGCCAGCGCTTGCCTTCTACGGCTGCAATGTGGCCGCGCACGGAACCGCCGGGCAGAAACTCGGTGAAGCCGAGTGCTGCAATCAATTCACCTTTTTCCTCGAGTCCGATCGCCACGTACTTCCCATCCCAGATATTGCCGTTGATGGATCGGCTGGCCGCCCACTCGGCAACCCGCTGATCTTCGCCAAACACCAATCGTTTAGAGTGGGCCGCCCTCCTCGTAGAGGTAGTCGGTTGAGTACCATTGAGCGATGACGCCTTTGACCTGCTGACTGATCCGACCACTTGCGGCATAACCCAACCCCACAACACCTTGCCAATTTTTGATACTGATGGACGGAGCAGAATCCCCCCACGGGGTGATATCCCACGGACTCGTATCCCAGGGAGCGAGCCCGCCTGAAATGAACGGCGGCGCCGGATTGATCACATCGTTGAAATCCACATTCAATGTGATGACCGGCGCAATGTTGGCGCTCGCCTGGAAGATCGGCCGCGCCATCATGAAATTCTTGAGCTTGCCCGGTAGATCGAAATAGGAGAACGCAGGCTTGCAATCCACCGTAATCGCGCTGCCGGCATCATTCGTGCCCGTGTCTGCCAGGAACACCTTGGTCGAGCCGCCGTAATACAAGGCGTCCTGTTGCAGTTCCCAACAGTTGGCGTTCCAGGCATCAAAGCGCCACCAGGACTTCGCAACCGAGTTCATCACCCACTGGTGCATGATCGTGTTGAGTTGATCCGGCACATTGATGATCAGCTTGTTTCCCAATGGGTAATCGATCACCTGCCAGCCGAAATTGGCATTGAAACTCTGCACGTCATTGTTGATCGCATTGGCGATCTTGTCGGTGAGCTGCGCATCCGACTGAGTACGATCCGTCAGCATGGCCTTGGAAAGAGGCGTCGCGCCATCGGCCGTGATGACAATGATGTCTGCGGCGTACTTGGTATAACACCTACGTCCAATGGGACGTCCGATGTTGAATACGCCGACCAGCGACCATGTGGATACTTGCGCTGGATCGTATCCTTGGTAGATCGCGACCTCGCCTTCCGTGGTGATGAAGACCGCATAGTCATCGATACCGGAGACATTATCGATGGTCCAGGTGGCCATCTGCATCAACGTGCCGCCCTTCTTGAAGATCTGGCCTAGCGGTAGTTGGGTCAACACGCCTTGAAAGCTCAAGATCCCGGCATACCAGACGTTCATCGAGTTGTTCTCGATGTACCACATGCGCTGCTTGAAGACAGTCGCGGTGATTAGGTTCGCCACCGTCAGTCCCACGCCTGAGATGACCATGACCGACCAACCGCCGACTTGAGTGACGGGAATCGAAAATCCCGCCCCGGATCCGCCGAGATTGGCATTGCTCGCTGACAGCACATCGCCCACCAGATAGCCACTGCCGGCCGTCGTGATGAGGACGGAGGTGACCACACCGCCCGCCACTACGATGGTGGCTTTGGCGAGTGTGCCGGTACCCCCGGTCAACGGAACGGCGGTGTAGGTTCCCGGGGTGGCGTAACCAGCACCAGGAGTGATGGCCCCCAGTTGCACCAAGGCACCTTGAGTGCCGCCGTCATAGCGTTGTGGCGTAGTGGCGCCATTGACCCATACCAGAACGTTGCCGCCGCCGGCATTGAACATCTGGTGTTGCAAACGGGAATTACCCAGCGTCGTGACCAATGCGGCCCCGACTGCGCCCTGAGCTGTAATGTCATAGATCGAATTACCGCTGACGCCATAGAGCTTGCGAGAAGTGAGGCCGTTGTAGGCCATGACCGTCTCGACCGCTCCGGGGAGTCCTGACGCCCACACCACTTCCCCGCTTCTGATCGCGACATAGGACGGCGTGCCGAACCAGTTGCTGGCCGTGATGGCATCCGTCGGCGCCATGGCCGCCAAGGCATCGCGCGCGTTGATCCCCCCGATCGGTGCAGGCACCGATACGGTTTGCGGATCCACATCCCGCTGTGGCTCCCGATGACGCAATGAGCGCCCGAAGCCCATCACCAGTTCCCGGCGCTAACGAAGATTCCGGGTCCAAACTCTGCGGGCGGACCCTGCAGGTTCAATCGCGGCTTGCTGCCGTCCCGGGTGATCAGGTCATTGATCGCATCCTGGGCTTTCTGATAGTCCTCATCGTAGGAGAGTTTGTTCGCGCGTTTGAATCGCCACAACGCATCGAGTGTGATCACGCGCTCATCGAGCAATGCCACATCCGTATCGACCGTGAAACTACTCTTCGGCGTCGACCCTAAGATATCGGTCGCCCAGAACTTGGTGCACCACTCGAAGAACACGCTCTGACCTGCGGCCGGAATGGGAAAGAACAGCAGTTGGTTTCCGCGAATCCGATAGGAGATCCAGGGTCCGGAGCTGAAGCGGGCTTTCAGGTTCTGCCATTCGGACGAGGACTTGGGCCCAAAGAGCGGTCGACGTTGGGTGCGATTCCACATCGACTCATTGATGATGAAGCTGAAGCCAGTTCCTGCCAGAGCTGACATGAGACCCTGCACTTCCGTAGCCAGAGTCACGAAACTCGATTCAATCGTGAGAGCCTGCCAGTTGTGGCGCGCGCCGAGTTCCTGACCCGCCTCATTGATGTATTCGATGGCCTGAATCGTCTTCGGATCCGTAGACGCCGCGGCCACTGTCGGTTTCGAGGACAGTACCTTGATCGTGAGCGATTGGACGATCGTCAGGAGTGACATCAGGCCCGCTTACGAGGCTTCTCGTTTTCATCGAGCCGCGCCTCGAGGGCGGCTAATCGGGTTTCCTGCCGATCGATGATCTCCTGTTGGGTCGCGATCTTGGCGTTCGCATCGGCGAGCGCTTTGGCGTTGATGCCCTTGTCCTTGCCCTCAGCAATCCAGCCCCGGGCCAGGTCGCGCAAGTAACGACCGTCGAGTCCGATCACCCCGAGATTGCCATCCGGGTATTGCGCGAGATCCTCGACGGTAGGAATGCCGATGGCTTTCAGACGCGAACGCTGTTCGTTGCTCGCGGCCTGCCAGGTCTGAATGGGGGTTCCTTCCCGGGGAAGCTCGTTGCCCTTCTTCCATTCGCTGTATTGCAGATCGAAGTGGTTGTACCACTCCACCGGATAGTCACCGCGAAGTGCTTTGGCCTTGGTCTGTTGCAACCATTCCTCAGCGGGCTTTACAAACTCATCCTTCGATCCGTGAGGCGTGATGCAGACCATGGTGACCATGGCGGGCACGGGCCGGCCGGAGGCTTCGGAAGCCTCCCGGTTGATCCCATACTCCTGGTCGCGGAACTGCACGAACGGCGGACGTTTGTCCATGATGGACGGAATCATCGACATGGAGGTTGGCTCCTGAAAAGAGCCGGCAGGGTTGCCCCACCGGCTAGGTTGTTAGGCGGACTGAGAGGCGATGTACTGCAACGGACTGATGCAATACACATCAACGTACGGTGTTGCTGTCGCGACCGAGTAGCTACCGTTGGTGGCGACGGCATTGATCTTGCCGCCCACGGGGGGGAACAACAGCAGGGCATTTGCCCCGCCATTGAAGATCGTCATCGAATCCCCGGGATTCATCAGTGGCAGTAACGCTCCCGCGTTGACCGCCACCGTCGTGAAGCGGTTGATATCGGCGGCCAGCGGAAACGAGCCGGTTTGCGAGCTCGTTCCCGTGGCCGTCAATGCATCCGCGACCGTACCCTGGATCGCCTGCGCCTGAAGTGCGGACAAACCGGCTGTAACCAGTCGTGCTGAGAGTGGCATGGAGGCTCCTTCAGGTGATGGCGCCCTGCGCAAACGGTCGGTTGATGAGGCCGGATCCAAATCCGGTGTAGGTGCCGGTCACCGTCACCTGTCCGGTTGCAGTCTGATTCGCTCCGCTGAGCGTGCCAATCGCCGTACCGGTGTAGATGCGCTTGCCATCCGGATCCAGACCGGCCACGACAGCCGAGGCCCCAATACCCGTTCCGGTGAGAGCGGCTCCCAGGAAGAAACCGTCATAGCCCTTCTGGAACAGCAATACGTTGTTGCCGTTGGTCGTCAGAGCTGAACCGGTCACGGTCCCGGTCGCGGCAATACGGTTGCGCACGTTCAGCAACTGTTTGCCTGCACTGTTGGTACCTGCAATGCCCGCCGAGGCCGCGGCGATGCCGATCGCCGCATCCGCCGCCACCGTCGCATTGGTGGCATAGACCGCACGTCCGGAGATCTGCAACCAACCAAAGGATCCCGAAGGGATCGGCGCCATCGCCACGCCGAACGGGAATCCCTGGTTCGCCGTCGTGGGCAGGAGTGCGCCGTTATAGGCCTCATCCCACATCACGAGCGAACCCTTGAGGATCGCGGCGGTGGATTTGATGTAGATGAATTCGCCCTGGCCCCAAAACGGGTCGACGGCCATGACGGTCATGCCCAGCGCCTGACGCTGAGTAGTGTCGGGAACAAACCAGTCGTTGAAAGGCTGAGTTCCCAGAGTAGGAGTAATCGATGCAAACATGTTTGTTTCCTCTAAGTACTCAGGTTTTCAAAACGCCCTGGAGGGACCGGTTGGAACACAGCAGGTTGCCCATCCAAAGGACGGGAATGACCACGGCGTCCTGGTTGACCGAGCGCAACTCATCCATCACGGTCATGTTGGCATCGCGATGTACACCCAACTCGAAATAGTCCGTGTTGGTGAAGTACATGTGCTGCGCGGGAATGCCGCCCGATGAATCGAAGAACACACTCGCGTTCTTGTACTTCATGGTGACAAATCCAGCCGTCGCATCGGTCTCCGGATCTCCACCGCCCGTGCTCGTATAGCGCTTCAGGGAGGTCTGGCTCTGCTCGAAGAAAGTGAACAGATCGTCTGAGGACACAATGACGTCCGGCTGATCATCGCCACGAGTCAGCTTGATGTAGAGGGTCAGCATCAGGCTTTCGATCGTGGATGGTCCCAAGGTCAGGGCTGAACCGCCTTGAAGCGGAGCGGCCGCGCTCTGCACGATGTTCTGCCAGAACGGGAAGGTGCTCGAGTTGATCTGACCTACCGTACCCGTACCGGCGTCCGCAATCAGCGCCTGCACGCCATTGATCTGGTTGGCCGCGGTGCCGTCGGAGTAGATATCCGTCGACATGCCGTTCTTGAAGGAGTTCATGGCGTTGCGGATCTTCGCTTTCGTGAAGTTGATGATCCGGCTCTCGCCCATGTTCGTGCGCAGCTCGCGGCCCGAGGCGGCGACGTTAACGGCGACCTGCTGCCACGGATATTCAGCCGCAGTCAGCACATCGACAGCAGCGATGTTCAGCGTGTCAAAGCCGCTATAGCGCTGGTAGGTGCTGTTGGAGGCGTACTCCAGCGGCATGACGAGCGACAATCCGCCGTCTTCCATGCGGATGCGTCCTTTCGCGGTCAGCTTGCGAAAGAAGGCGTTGTGTTTGGAGACGTTATCGGCGACCTGGGTATCGTGCTTGCGGAACGTGGTGGCGGCCAACTCCGTCCACGCCGTAAAGATGGAAGTAATGCCCGCGGGCATGGTGGTGACTCCTGATAATCATGGCTACGTGATGAGTCCCAACTCACGTGCCGTAGTCGCGATCGTCTCTTCCAAGGTGCCGGGTTTGCCGACTCCAGGGACGGACGCTCGTCGAGGTACGTTCACGCTCGCGGCTCGCCTGGCTTCACGCACGCGGTTCTGGTTATCAGGAACGCGAGTCTGCCCAGTCCCTTGGGCCTGCAGTAGCAGTGTGCGAATCTCGGGGTTGCCCCAAGTCGCGGTTTCGTAAGCTTGTTGTAACACTTGCTCGTGGTTGAGGCTAGGGTTGGCCTGCCGGATCTGCGGCACGAGCGCGTTCATCTCATTCATGACATCGCCCAGATACGGACGCGAGGGTTTGCCTTGCGCGTCCTGGGCGTTCATCCAATTCGTAACGGTGCCTTCGAGTGCCTGCTGCTCCAGTTGAGCTCGTTGCTGACGCTCCTGGTTCAGCTGCCCGATCAGCTGATCGACACGCGGGTCACTCGCAGGCGGCACGTGGATGATCTGCTGATCGGGTTGCTGGCCGATCTGCGGCGCAAACGCTCGAAGGTCCACTCCGTATTGCTGGGCGACCTGCGCAAAGATCTGGACCTTCTGCTGTGGCGTGCCCATGCGCAGCTGGGCGGCGGTGCGCAGCAGATCGCCGATCGCGCGCTCCGGTGTCCCGCCCTCGGACTCGATCAGCATGCGATAGGGTTCTACGACCGTGCGGACGGACTTGCCGAAGTCCGCGTCCGGGCGGATCTGCTTGTGTCCGTCTAGGAAGTCCTGCTCGCGACGATGGATCTCGGCCCTTACCGGCGGCGGGAGCTTTTCCCACTCTGCTCGGGCGGTGGGCTTCCAGGTACTGGGCGCGCGGTTGATGTCGCGGGCCGGCTCGGCAGGGTGCGTTGGATCAGGTTCAGCAACTGCTGCCGGCTGAGCGGCTTCTTTCCCCGCTCCTGGCTTCGCTTCCTTGAGCGCAACTTCTTTGACAGGAGCCTTCTCCTTCGGGGCAAAGGTGCCGTCCGGTCGGCGACCATCCCCACGATCCGTAACTGGCTCGGACGTATCAGGAGCCGCTGGCTCAGTCTCTTCTATAGGTTCCAGCGCCTCTGGTTCGACCGCGTGCTTTTCTTGAATAGCCGCCCAGTCGGTGGCCATCTGCTGATCAATGTCTTTATCTGTCAATGCCATGGATCAGTCTCGGTTTGCTCCACGGATAGGTCCGTGTGTCTGTTGGCAGCCATGCCCATTTGCGGGCATTGCAGGAGCCACAGAGCCGTTGAAGATTCTCAATCAAATGATGGCCACCCTTGGACAGAGGGATGACATGATCAGTCGAATTGGAAGGTGCTCCGCATTCAGCGCACGCATCGGCTTCATGGGTTTTGAGCCATTCCCTGAAATCCTCAATCGAGCAGGATTGGCCGCCATATTTCAGTGCTCTCGTCCGATAAGATTGATGACGAGCTCCAGAGCGTTGCCGCTGCATAAAGGTTTGAGCCTTCAGTAGCATTCGTTCGCTCATTTGGACCTGAACATCCTGCGCACTCGTTCCGGCGCATCACTCCACGCCACATGGGCCATGCGTTCAACCAACGCATCGGTCTTGCGCTCCTGCTCGGCGCGATACTTCGCGGCCTCTTTGCCCTCCTGCTCGCGTCCCTCATACGGCCGGCTGTGCGTGCGCGCCAGATCGTTTCGGCGCTGCTTGCGACCGTCCACGACCCGACCGTCAACGGGGGATTCATAGGCCGGCAGATCGTCCCAGATAACCGGTGACAGGGCCTGTTGGCGCGAATCCCACGGCACTTCCACCATGGCTTTGGAGTCGGCATCCCACCGGTAGCGGCGTCTCATTGCACGCCTCCTTCGTAGATGCGTTCCGCCTCGGGACCGGCCTGCGGATCCGCTGCTTTCGTTGCCCCGATGGTCGCGACAATGATCTTCACCGCGGCGTCGTAGCGCTCCTGCATGGAGGCAATCTGCGCTTCATGAGCCTGCGCGGTGAGTTGCCGCTGGGTCTCGGCCTGTTCCTTGAAATGCGCAATCTGTATCTCGATCCCGCCTTCCGCCTGCGTCTTGGCGACCTGCGCCTGTGCAGACGCCTGAGCGACTTGGATCTTCCCCTGTGTCTCGATCTGCGTCTGTTGGACGGCGCCTTGAGTCTGCGCCTGCACCTTCTGCACCTCCGCCTGCGCCTTGCCGGCATTCGGATCCGGCGGCGGCTTGGGCGCCTGCATCTTCTCGAACACATCCTCCACCGCAATGCCCATGCGGGCGCGGCGGATGATGGTCATCACCAACTCTTTCGCGGCATCGATCGGCAACATGCCCGACTGCACGATGGGCGTGAGTCCGGTCAGCGCTTCGTGAACAGCGGTCAGCACCTGACTCAGCCCCTGCATGTCGGAGTTGAGGGTGCCGGCGACCGTGCTGTCTGTCTCGACGTCGATCTTGAAACGACGCATGGCACTCGAGCGCATCAACTGCAGAATTTCATCCCAGCTGGGGACTTGCAGCAGTGCAGGATCCGGCGGTGGGGGTGGCGGCGGCGCGCCGGGCATGGGCGGCATCTGCGCTTGTTGGGCTGCCATCTGCATCTGTTGCTTCTGCTGTGCCGTGGGGAACTGCAGCTCCGTCATCTCGGCGAAGGTTTGAGGCGCAAACTTGCCGCACATCGCCTCACTGGCCAGGCGCATCAGATCCTTCGCATAGCGCTGCACTTCCTTTTGCATGCGCTGCAATCGAATGGAGCCAAAGGTCGCTTTCAGATCCTGCGCGCCCTTGGTCTCCTGCGGATCGGTCGATCCACGGATGATGTCCGAAATCCCCGTGATCTCATCGATGATCGCTTTCTGCTCGGTACGGGCTTTGTATAGCCCCTCGAGCAACTCGACGGCCTTCTCAGTGGGGAACCAGCTGATGGCCTTGTCGAGTCCGCCGTCCATCCACGCTTGCGCGTTCAGGACGGGAATCATCTCGTTATCATCAGCCGTCATCATGTCGCCGAGTTCGGTCAGCTTCGAGTCGTACATCGCCCGCAGCCGCATGCCATCGGTGATCTTATCAATGCGCCGACTGATCTTATCGAGTTGATTCGCCTGCTGCTCGTACTGATGGAAGGGAATCAGCGGCAACAGTGAGCCTGTGTTCTCGATCATGTAGAGCGGTTCGGGGATGGGGAAGAAACCCGAGAAGTCGATGGGCGGATCGCCGTCCGGGTTGTCCGTGGGAAACAGCAGCTGCTGCACTTCCTCCTGGACGAAGAATACCCGCTCACCAATCTTGTCCCAGACCTCCCAGAATTCGGCCACTTTCTGGGTTTCATTCACCTGCTCGCCGGGCTTCTTCGGGTCATTCGCCGTGGGAGAGGCAAACTTGACCGCTCGAATGTCTTCCTCGTTGAATTTCTTCAGCGCATCCGGCTTGGTGAATTCATGCCGGAATGCCGTGAACGGCACCTCATCCCACACCCGTCCATAGCCGATGCGCAGATCGCGCCAGTCCACGTGTTCAGGCAGCACCTGCTCGTACTCGACTTCCTCCTGCTCTTCCTGTTCCTGCCCGCTCGCGGTATCGACCTCTCCGCTCTGATCATCCGGCTGTTCGCCCGACTCTTTGGCCTGCTCGCCAATCTGCTTGAGGCTGGGAACATAGCGGATACGCGAACAGCCCCGGCCGCATAACAGGCCATCCAATGTATCGTTCTTCAGCGCCTGATCGGTGCATTCATAGTCCACCATGACCATGAGCGAGCGTTCCAACACTTCGGAAACCGCTTTGCCCGTGGGATCGGCGTCCCGAAAGCGCCGACGCACGTCCGGATTGGGACGCGAGTTGTAGATCGCAGGTCGCAAGGTCTCGGTATTACTCCACAGAATCGCCACGCGGTCTTTCTTGCGCTCCTCGGCCCGGTAGCGCTTGATAACCTTCTCGGAATCGCTGCGCCACTCCTTCTCACGTTTGTCGGCGAGTTGGATTTCCTTCTTCCAGGTACGCGCGTCCTTCTCGGACTGCATGGCCTGGGGGATGAGCGATTTGCGCGCAGTGGCCACTATTCGAAGTAACCATTGATCTGTACATCACCCCGGAAGATCTGTGACGCCGTGGCGGTCCCGACGGGAATCTCCACGATCACATGCACGAACCGGCCGCCGTCCACTATCAGCGGCGGATCAAAGTTGCAGATGATGTCCGGCGGTGCATCTCCGATCTGCAGCGGGCCATTGGGCGCAACCAGCGGGAAGCCCTGCATGCCGAGTGGTATGCGCCGCGGCGCATAGGTGGCAGGCGGTGACTCAGCCGTGGCGAGCGAGACGGCTGAGGCGTTGATTCCCAAGCTCCAGTCCAGAACCGTGGCGGTCGTGGCAATCGCAGCGCCCGTCAGTAGCGAGGCGATCCGAATCCCGCTCAGATTCAGCTGATAGGTCGCGGGTATCTGGAAGGCAAAAAGCGCGTAGTCGGTAGCGGCTCCGGCCACGGCAGCGAACTGCCAACGGCCGCCAAACGTGGTATAGCCGGCCGCCGTGTTGGAGAGCGTGGCAGAGACCGGATCGGTCGAATTGGCGTGATTGGCCGTCTGCGTGTACGGGGTGATGGGCTGTTGATAGCCACCGCGGCCCAGTGAAACCAGGATCTCCTTCCACAGCTTATTCTGGTTCAGATCTTCCTGAACGATGTTGACCTGACCGATGCTCAGTTGTGGGGCGGTTGCAGGACTGGTACCGCCGTTGAAGGTACGGGCAAAGATCGTCTGCCGTCCGTTGTTGACCGGATAGGCCTGGCTTGCCGGTACGGGCACCGTGGCAATCACCACGTCATCGAGAGTGAAGAACACGTTGTCCTCCACCACGTCGATCTCGAAGATATGCTCGTTGTTGATGGCCGGGGCGGTGAGCGCGGCAGACAGGGTCTCCACGCCGTTGTTGTTGATCACGGCGCGGAACGTGCCATCGGGCGCCCAGCGATAGAACGCTCCGTCGGTCGGGCTGGCCGTGGTGGCCGCAGTACCGATGCCCAGTTCAATGGTGGCATTGGCGATGGGGATAATGTTCATCTTGGCACGGATTACGACCGTGAAGGGCAAATGCCCGTAGAGTTGCAAGGCTTTGATGGAAGTCAGAATGGCGTACGTGCCCGTCACCACGCTCAATCCGGAGTTCAATGTGATGAATCCGGCCGCCTGGGCAATCGCCCGCGTGAGGACAGAGGTCATCCACAGGTTGGTGTTCAGCGCAACACCGTCCACCTGGTCGGTGAAGATCAGGGAGTTGAGACTGACGGCCATCGAGCCGCTTTCGACATAACTCGGTCTTTGCGGCGTAGTGGCCAGTCCAGAGGTGCTTTCCATTCCCATTATTGCCTCCTATCCATATGCAACAACGTTGACGATGGCGCCCGCGGTCTGACTGATGACCTGCAGTGCCGGCAGCGCACCCGTATAACGAAGCTCTGCGCCCACCGCCAACGGGTAGCCCACGGCTGCGGTCGGAGCGATGCCGTCATCGCGCCAGCGAATGGCCTGCGCCTGCGGCTGAATCAATAGCAACTGCGTGCCTTTGGGAATGCCGGCCTGGGCGTTTTCACCCGGCGGGGTAAAGGTGAGCGAACTGATGAGCGTCGCGGCATCGACGGCTGCGGATTGCGCGTAGCCGCGCGGCTTGTCGGCCCAGTAGGCTGATTGGCTCATCGCTAGTTCTCCGCAAGGCGCTTGTTCTTCGCCCGCTTGATCAGATCGTTGATGGTCAGATCCGTCTCAAAGCGGCGAGGTTGGCTCGCGGGTTTGTCACGTATGATCGGGCGGGACATGCACCCGTAGCGCAAGGCATCGGGGGCGTGATCTTCGCCGTTCGTGTCGACATCTTCCGCCTTGTGCGGGTCGTGCTGCAAGGCTGGTAGTGTCCTGATCAGATGCGAACAGGTATGGAAAATCAGCAACTGCGCGCCGTTCTCATCGCCTTTGAGCCGTTCGCGCACCTGATCCCAGCCGCCCATCGCTCCGCCGCGGGCCACACGGGCGTTATCGGCGCGACGCCAATTCAGGTCCATGCGCTCGGCAATGCTCGGTCCACCATCCCGGGCGAAGGCGGACGGGTCCAACACTTCATCGGACATCGGCTCCTGGGTTTCCCACTTGCCGTTATCGAGGAGCTTGCACTCGATCTTGCGGATGCCCTCTCCCACCTCCTGCGCGGTCTTCTGACAGCCGGTGTTGGCCTCCCCGTTCCAGCCATACCATTCGCGGTAGATGACCAGCGCGCCGCGGGGTATGCGCTCCAGACTGCCATCGCTGACTGCGGCCCACAGGATCGCGAACGGTTTGGCCGATCCCCAATCGCCCATGCGGATACGTGACCAGTGCTCTGGGATCTCGAACGGCTGGATAACATGGCGGTGGATGTCAAACTCGGGGAAGAAGGCGCCGGCGATGACGTTCCAGTCTCCCTCCAACCAGGCGCGTACGAGCTCGACGCTGCCGACCAGATAGAGCCGGCTCACATAGTCGGGATCCTTGGCGAGCAGGATCCGGTTGTCCGTGATTCGGCTCGGAATGTAGACGCTGTGATGCTCATGCCCGTTGGGCAGCTTGCGCACCAGGCGTTTCAGTCCGAGTGGGGCGGGATCGATGTAGCGCTGTTTGATCCACTGGTGTCCAGGTCCGCCTGGATTGGCGCTGAGTAGTAGCTGTATAGGCACTCCGTGAGAAGACCGGAGGCATCCAAAGAGTCGGTCGATTGGCGCAGGCATTGGATAATTGCCAGCCTCTTCCACGGCGGCATCCGACAGAGACTGACCCTGATACTTCTCAGCGTCTGCGATGGACTCGAGCGGCCTGAATCGGATGCGTCCGCCGTGAGGCATCGCGAACTGTTTCTTTTGGTCATGCCATCCAGCTCCTGTAGGGAGATAGATCTCCTTGGCACGCTCGATCAGATCGTCCTGCTGCGGCATCTCCTTACGGAAGAACACCGCGTTGAAGCCCTTGCCCCAGCGCTTCTCCTTGATGGCGTACTTGCCCAGGATGCCATCAGTCTTACCGCCACCGCGAGCTCCGCCGAACAGGATCTCAGGATAGGGACATTGCACTAGCGCATGCTGCGGACCGCGTTGGGGCGCCCAGCTGTAGTCAGTTTGAACAGACTGAGCCGTAGCGCTCATCCCAGTCCTTCGCCGGCAGCGGCTCCGCGCTCACATCGCACGGCTTGAGATTGAGATCCACGTCCAACTTGTCGCGCCACTGCTCGGGCTTGCGATTCTTCAGCCAGAAGATGCAGGCCGTCGTGTCGGGTGGAAAGTGCTCCACGATCGGCGTCAGCGTGATCTCGCCCCGATAGTTGCTGACGTGCACAGAGTCGTGTGAATAGCCCAGCGCGCGGCGATAGAGCGATTGTTCCACGCGCTTGTCAGCCGATTCCTTGGCCAGTTTTAGGGCTGTGGAAAATTCCGCATGCGTGCTCTTCCACAGAGTGAGCGTGGATTCGTTCACATGGAAAAATGCGGCCATCTCTCGCTCGGTCGCACCCAATGCACAGAGCTTTGCAGCCTGCTCACAGAATTCAGGCTTGTACTTGCTGGGCCGTCCTCTCATCGATCGACCTGGATGTGCCCTGCTACCGTCTTCGGGTACTGCCGTGGGTGGTGATGGCGATGACGCAGGCACGCCAGTTGGTGGCGCAGCCACTGCAGTGCGTGCTCCAAGCGGGCGATCTCCCGCTTGAGCCACGCTTCAGTAAAGCCGCTCACGAATGTCGTCTAAGCGCTAACCGTGATCGTTCCGCCCGTGGTCTGGGGGAACGGCTGGTCCTGTCCGCCGGTACCGGTTTCAGTCACGACGACGGGAGTGCCGATTGGATTGCCATCGGTGTCGAGGTCGGTGAAGGTCACGGAGGCTTCATTGGCGCCGGCGGTACCGGTGAAGGTCGCGGACCAGGGCGTAGCTTCCGAGCCTGATAGCAGCACGGCAGGCAGGACGTTGCCCGCGTTGTCGGTGACTTCAGCTTTCGTGTTCGAGAAGGGCTTGGCACCGAAGGGAACCGTGCCGGTGATCTTCAAGGCGGTAACGACGATGGTGGTCAAGGGGATACTCCAGAGGGTCGGGTGATGCGACGCGGAAGACTCCATGTCGCGAATAGGGTCGAGGTGGCGCGCGGCATCGGCGCGGCTGAGCGGGCTTCGGTGAAACTGACCTCACAGCGCTCGCACAGGCGGTAGAAGTTGCTGCGATGAAGGCCGGCGACTTTGGCCGCATGCGTGATGTTGCCACCGGTCTGCGCAAGACAGGCCCGCAGGTACGCGGTCACATGACGGTGGATGGAATCGCTCAGCGTCACGGCAAGCACACCTGCTTGGGCGGGGCGAATCCCGTACTCACCAGCAGGCACACCGGGATGGGCATGCCGTTGAACTGCACCGCCTGGGGAGCGGCCACCCCGACGACGGTGACCGTCACAGACTGCGTGAGGGAGGTTGTGGGCGGCGTTGTGACCGGGGGGCTACCTGAGGGCGGGTCGGGGGCCGATCGGGCTACCACGAGGCTGCCCAGGACGTGCCACTGGCCGTCGGCGGCGTAGACCTGGTCCATCGCATGCAGGCTGCTGAAGGCCCGCCAGCCCTGAGTGTTGTTCACCTGACTACGCACCAGCGTGGTTGGGAGTACGGGGGAAAACAGAAAACTACCCGTGGGGCATCCGGCGACGCTACCGACCGCCTGCGAGATCGGCGGGGCGGTGCAGACCTGTAGGTTGGTGGCGGCTTTCGCATCCTGGGCGACCGCGCACCAGAGCATCAGGCAGAACAGGATCAGCAAGGCCCATGTGCTTTTTTTCAAGATCGCGGTCTCGCATAGCCGCCGGGCGGCTCGATGTCGGGTGGGAAGAGGATTCGCAGACACAGGCGCAGGTATTTCACGGTTCACCAGATTACGGCTTGACCAAAACTAACTCAATGATATCAAGTTGCATTTTGGAGTTGGTTCCACGTGGAACTGAATGCAATTTCCTTGCAACTTGGTTGAGCAAACTCTGGCTGACCCCGAGTTCCTTGGCTAACTGCCGGCGAGTGGGAATGGCGCGACGGGCCATCTCCACCTCACGCAAGCGAGCAAGCTTCGCTTCGGTGAGTTTGTGATTCATGCGGCTACCCTCGCACCCAGGCAGGCCATGACATCGCGCTCGCAGCGCCACGTCCAGACCGGGGCTTTGCGCTCCTTGCAGCGGGCGAGGAACAACACTTGTGCGGCGGTATACGGATTCTTGCCGTGCTTGATTTCCACCGGATACCAATGCTCTCGCCAAAGTAACCAGCCATCGAGGGGGCCGGTCTGAATCCACAATGCGCCCAATTGCTCGGCGAGCGCCACGAGCTCGTTCTCGTTCGCATCACGGCGAGCTGCGCGTCTCACAACTCCTCCCCATACAGCGACTTGAATGCAACACGCCAGTTCACCGGCTTGCCATCCTTCGCACCGATCACAACATAGGCCAGCCCGCAACTGTTGATTGCTTCGCGCATCCGCTGCTTGCGAGTGTTGGTATCTGTGGTGCCATCAAACACATCTGGGCCGCGATGATCCAACATCCGTTTGGCGAGCCATGCCTCGTCCATCATGTTGATCATACCCGCCAGCACCGTTGCGGCAGGTCGTACCACAACTGCTCGCCGAATTGGCGATGCAACCGAATGGCATTGCAGTCCGGGCCCTTTGCCATCGCAACCACCTGTTCCCACTCCGTGGGAGATTTCTGACGCAATTCCTCGAGGCTGCGGATGGATTGATCTTCCAACATCCGCAGTGAGTTTGCATCAGACACCGGGGGAAGTTTGTCCTCCCTGGGTCGCAACTCCGATGGCTTCGGAAAGTACTTCCCGTGTTTCTCGTAACGCTCGGCAAATCGCCTGAACGTCGCGAGCGATTGATCCTTGAGCGCGCCCCAATACGCCTGGATCGTCTCGTCGTCGAGTTTCTTCGTGAAGATTTTCTCGAGGCGCCGAACGATGGATTCAAACTCAGCAAATTCACTTGCCAGCATGTTCGTCCTCGTCCGGCGGCGGCCGCCACGTGCGCTCAGGGACATCGGCCGCGCGACCGTTGACGTGCGGTTTGAAATCCGGCGCCCGCCGGCACCAGTTGCGCCAGGTCGCGTCCCAGTCGTTCTTGCGACCCTTGACGCCCGGGGCCGCCCGGAAGTGATCGGTGAACTGCGCGAACTCCCGGTCCGGGTCCGCCTTCTCGGCTTCCGCCACCGATCGCCTCTCGGGGGTCAATCCAAAATCGGGAGGCAACCGCGTGGCGAGGGTGGAGCGCGCAGCGCGAACCTCTCTCCCCATCAAGGGATCAGGAATCAGGGATCCGGAATCAGGAATCAGCAATAAGGAATCAGAGCGAAGTGCTTTCTTCCTTGGTTGTGCTGGCTTCCTACCTTGGTTGTGCTTGCTTGCATCCATGGTAGGCAGCACACTTTCCGCCTCATTGTTGTGAGGACGCTGATGGTCGGAAAACTTCAAAACCTGGATGACTTTCAAGCCATTAGCGTCGTATCGCGCGATGAACCCGTGGTCTTTCAACCATGTCAGCATCGCGTCTATGTCCGCGTCATTTCGATACGGAAGAATCTCGGCTTTGAGTCGGAGCGGACGATCTTCGAGACGCCCCTCTCGATCGGCTTCGCACCACAGACCCTCAAACAGAATGGTCAGTAGCGGGTCTGCCGTTCCCAAAACTTCATTCTTGAAGAGGGATGGCTTGATGTTGCGCGCCCGCACTAAGGCAGCAGCCAATGGATGGCAGCCACCCAGCCGACCAGCGCTGCGCTGAGCACGATCCGCCACATCCAGCAACTCGGCAGATCGCCGATTTGGCTCGACGACCAATGAGGGTCATTTTTCATGACCGCACCACCGAGTTGGGCGCAGCAAAGGCACCGAAATACCTAAGCGCTGCCGCGTCGTAAGCAGCCACTGCGTCTTCAAGTCTGGTAAATCGTCCTAATCTCTTAGGATTCCCGCTTATTTGAGGCGTGATGGCCGCAGCCCATTTGTGTGCCTCGGCGTCCCATGTCACTCCCTTAAAACCTGAAGAACTACTGGTGCGACGTCGATTGCGAGAATTTTCTGACTGGGAGCAAACGCGCAAATTGCAGCGACGATTGTCGAGCGTGTTCCCATTCGCGTGATCTACGACTTGAGCAGGCAGAGCCCCGAGAAGGAATCGATGCAGTTTGATGCTGTAGCGACTTCCATCTTCCCGATAGATGACACGGATGGCATAGCAGTGAGCGCCGTCATTATTGGTTCTGGTATGCCACTTCCACTGGGCCAAATATTCGTAGTCAGCCTCATCAACGAGACAGGAGAGTCCGCGCCGGCCCAAAGAGAACGCCCTCATGGCTGATGACCCGACCAGTGGTAGGTGCGGTTGTGGCGCATCAAAGCGCCCCGCCAAGGCGCCCGCCCCTCTCGCGATACACTGGCAAGGGTTTCGCTAACTCCCCAGCTCTCACGAGAGGAACGGACATATGAAAATCGCTGCTATCGCTTTTGCTGCACTGCTCACCGGATGCATGACCGCAGGGGGCGACGTCCAACGCATGGAGAGCGGAATGCTCACGGTAACCGGTGACTCCCGCGGCATCATCGCTTCCATGTCCACAGCTCATTCCAAGGCCATCACGGCTGCAGATACCTACTGCGCTCAGACTCATCAAACCTCGATCGCCGTTCGCTTCGATGACAGTATCCAACTCAATGAATACGCCACCACGCTCACGTTTAAATGCGCTAATCGCTGAAATCCCGAGGTTATGTTGTCTCGCGCTATACAGGCCGACGAGCGATGTCACACTGCGCGCCATAACAACAATCAACTGACTGCGACTCGCCGAGCTTGCCGCTTGGACTGCTCGCGGAAATAACCAGCGAGTTTTTCAATGTGACTGACGCCCGGGTCGGCAATCTCTCCGCTAGCGATCTTCTGAATCGTGCGGTTCGACATTCCAGTTGCCTCGGCAATCATCGGCCAAGTGCCCTTGGCTTCATGTAGTTGCGCGATGACGAAAGCGTGTAACGATTGTTCCATAACGCCAGATGCTATACCCAACGTTGGGTATTTTCTACCCAGCTATGAACAAAACCGCCTCCTATTCTCGGCGGCTATGGCAAAAAAGGAAGGCAAGCGAGGGAAGCGACCGCCGACTATCGCGGCTGTGCGGCTGCGGCGCCTGTTGGCTTCAAACCTGCGCGCACTAATCGATCGGAGCTATCCGCTGGCGCGCTACCCAGGAAAATCAGAGCAGGAAAAAGCATTTGCCAAAGATGCTGGCGTTTCCTGGTCCACCGTCCAGCGCGCGCTCGACCCCGAGAATGGGAAGACCATCGATATCTTGGCCGACTTGGCGTCGGGCCTCGATATTCCACCGGTGGAGCGTTTTGTTTTGCATTGCGAGACTATCATCTCGTGATGAGATACCCAACTTTGGGTTGACAGTACCCAGTTGTGGGTATATCGTCTCTCCCACGCTACGAAGCAACGGGAGACGACAGATGACAACCGCCCAGCAGAACCCCGACCTGATCGCCCGCCTCAAGGCCGCACAGAACTCGCTGCACCGCCCGGTTGACATCGTCACCTTCGGCTATCTGGCCTCCAGCCGAGCCGAACTCGAGCGCCATGTGCAGTACTACGAGGATGCCGTGGCGAATCAACCCGCCCCTCGCAAGCCAAAGGCTGCATCCAACTCCAAGGCCCTCGCCGAGTTCGCCCGGATCATGGCGCAGGCCCAAGCCTCGCACGCCGCTGAGCTCGCACGCGCCGAGTGGGAGCGCCTGTGACTCGATCTCTCCTCACGGTTGCCGCCCTCGCGCTGTTCGCCGTGGCAATCCTGTGGATCAAGCAGCACACCCCGGTGATGGATGACTGCCGCGCTGTCAGCGATCACTGCATCCCCGATGCTCACCATCCGCAGATTAAACCGTAACTCAACACAAGGGTCGCTCACTCCGAGCAGCGATAGGGAAAGACGATGACCACCCCCGGCACGAGACAAAAGGTTGCGCAGCTCATCTTCGCGTACGTCAACGCGCCCCTGCGTCCCATCGAGCCGATGGCCTCCCCTATGCAGACGGGTTGGTCGCTCAAACGTCAGGCCAGTTAAGGAGAACAACGATGTTGGTTCTGGGAGTCAAGATCGACGAATCCATCATGGTCGGCAACGATGTTGAGATCTTCGTTCTCAGCAATCGCCACGGTCAGATTCGCTTAGGCATCAAAGCGCCGCGAGAGATCGCTGTGCATCGCAAGACGATTTGGAAGCGAATCCAGGCTGAAAAGGCTGCGTCATGAGCGACTCAACACCTCTGAATCGCAAGCACAAACTCGCCATCTATAAGCGCACCGGTGAGATTTCCTTCACCACGGTATGTGATGCGTCCTTCGATGAGATGCAGGACTACGTCCGGTTGACAGAACACATCGAGGTTGAATTCCCGCCACTGCAGGACGATGCAATCATCCAGAAGCATCTGGATGCATTGGATCGTACCGAAGCTGCGATCACTGCGAAATACTTCCAGGCGCTGGCTGACATCAAACAGCAGAAGGAAGAACTTCGCGCGATCACCTACCAGCCGACTGAGATCGCGTCATGACTCTCCACAAGGTCCGCTACAACTCTGCCTCCTGTGCGCTGATCACGCCGCACGCCCCCGCATTTCGGGCAGGCCAGTTCAGTCTGCGCCGCCAACAGAACATGAACTGGGCGCGCAAGCTCAAAGCGGAGGATAAAGACAATCGACTGCAAATCTCGCTGTTTGCGGACTTCGCCCGCGATGATCACCACCGCTATCTGAACTGCCTGCACGAGATTCGCAAAGCACAGATTCTCGCCGAGCGCATGAAGAACTATGAATTCACAGTTATGGATCGCGTCATGGGAGTGTTGCACCGATGAGTCTGCGCGACATCCTGGTCCGGCTGGCAGTACGCAAGCATCTGACATTGGATCTGCGTCCTCATTACTGCTCGTGCAAGCGCTGTCGGAAAGTGCTGCTGTGAGCGACGAGCAGGAAATCGATTTTGGAGCCGAACCAGAGCGGGGCGACGAAACCCCTCGCGTCCCGCTCTGGCCATCGGACGAAATTTGGGTTCGCGCTCGCGAGCGAGACGAAGAGTTGAAAGCGATGATCCGCGAGTGGAACGACTG